ATTGTTCGGAGGGATTGGTTCGCCTCGATGTGCCTTGAGAAATTTGAACATTCCAACGAAAGCAATCGACTATGTGGAAATCAATGAAAAGGCGGTGCGTTCGTACAATTCAATGTTCCGTGAGGAATTGGCATATAAAACACAAACGGTTGTCGGATGGAATCTGAAACCGGACATTCTGATTCACGGTTCGCCCTGCCAAGATATGAGCATAGCAGGGCATCAAGGAAAAGCCACAGGCGAGGGCAGAATCAACAGAGGAAAAGGTTCAGACGAGGGGAGCGGAACACGTTCCTCCCTCATGTGGGAGACAATACATATCATTGAGAACATGGGCGAATGGCGACCTCGTTATGTAATATGGGAAAATGTGAAGAATGTGAAATCAAAGTACATGAGACCGAATTTTGACAGATACATGGTTGAAATGGAGCGGTTAGGATATACGAATAATTTCGAGGTACTGGATGCAAGAGAGTTCGGATTGCCACAGGCAAGAGAGCGAGTGTTCACGGTTTCTGTTCTGAATGGAGAAAGATTTGAGTTCGATGACCTTATAAGAACACCGATGCGAAACTTGCAGGAATTTCTTGAGGATGATGCAAGTGTTCCGGATGTCTACGATGTGACGCAACCGTCCGTCCTTGCGTGTATCGGAGAAAAAGGCATCCGCAGGGCAACGGTTATCACAGATTGTGCATATACCATCACAACAAGACAAGACCGGACACCTGCACAAGTCATTGACCGAGGCGGTGGACGCTATCGTTATTTGACCGAGCGTGAGTGTTGGCGATTGATGGGGTACACGGACGAGGATTTTGACAGGGCGAAAGCAGTACAGGAAAGAAACGGCAAGTATTACAAAGCATTATACGACCAAGCAGGAAACAGCATCGCCGTTCCGATATTCGAGAGCATATTCAGAAAAATATTTGCATGAGGTCGCATGAGACCGGAAAGAGAGGAAAGCACATGGGAAACATCGTGAAAACAGCAAAATGCAGATTCTGCGGTCAGATGACGCAGATTGAGGCAGATGAAAAACTGACAGCAGCACAAGCAGAGGAACAGGCAACAATGACATGTAACTGCACCGAGGCGGTCGAGTATCAGAAAGAGAAACAGAGGAAAGAAAAGGCAATGATGAATGTGTCTGCCTTGTTTGGAGAGAACGCAGCACCGGACAAGAGATGCGGTGAGGGCATCGTGAACATCTTAAAGGCAGCAGTCGAGGAGATTTACACCGGAGGACTTGCGAAAGTCACATTGAACCTCCGAGGGGGGGTCAAAGCATCAATTTCACAGAATGCAAAGGGTGAAATCAACGTCGAACGTACAGAGACAAAGAAACAGAAACTCACAGAGTAATAACAGGAGGTTGAACAGATGGCAGCAGGATTCAGCGTGAAAGACGCACTCAACAAGAACAGCAAAGCGGGGATTGATGAATCTCCGAGAGCGAGATTCCGGACAAAGGATATTTCAATTTTCAAGATGTACCGGAACGATATGAATTTTTACAGTGTAGAGCAGATTGAGGAACTGGCAGGAGACATCCTCATGTATGGGTTGAAACAGAACCTTGAACTTGTATATGCACCATGCGACAAGGGCGAATATAGAATCGTAGCAGGTGAAAGACGGTGGGAGGCTCTCAAGTACCTTGTGTCAAAGGGATATAAAGAATTTGAACTTGCAACCAGTAAATTGACAACGCCACAGGATAACGACGAGGAGCAGGTTGAAATCATAATTGCGAACGCATACCGTACAAAGACGACCTCCGACATGATTGAGGAGGAAACACGCCTCAAGGCATCTCTTGAACGCATGAAAGCAGCGGGAAAGAAAATCAAGGGATATGACCTGCAATCCGGACGATTGAGGGATGTGATTTCCTCAATGCTGCATGTGAGCAAAACAAAGATTGCACAAATTGAGGCAGTCAACAACAATCTGATTCCGGAATGGAAAGAAGAACTCAAGGGAGAACGCCTCACATTTTCCGCAGCTTATGAATTGAGCGGTATGACAGCAGACGAGCAGCGGGAGGCACTGGGGAAATTCACAGAGACCGGAGAACTCACACACAAAGATGTGAAAGACATGAAAGCAGAAAAGGCAGCAGGGCAGCAGGTGTCAGAATCCGACACGGAAGAAAACGGCATGAACCCGCCGGAAGTGAGAGCGGGCGACGATTATGAGACACCGCATCCGGAGGGAATCACATCAATCTGTTATTCCTGCACCGAATATGAGACATGCAACGTCAAAACCGGAACATGTACCTCATGCGACCAGTACAAGAACCGTACAGAGGCATACAAGACCGACGAGCAGAGATATTCAGAGGAACAGGATGCAATCGACCGTGAGACAAAGAAAAAACTCCGTGAGATGGAGCAGGAGGAGAAAATGCAGAACCTCCCATCAGACACACAGGAGACCGGACAGAAAGTGCATCAGATACGCCTTGCAAAGTCTTATTTCGATGATGTGGCAAACGGAATCAAGACATTTGAACTCCGAAAGAATGACAGAGGATATAAAAAAGGCGACATCCTCGAAATGATGGAATTTGCAGACGGAAAGAACACCGGACGCATGGTCAGAGTGCTTGTGACATATATCCTTGAGGACTACACAGGAATTGAGGACGGATATTGCATCATGGCAACAAAACTCATGAAAGACGGTGAGGAACATGAGTTATAAACAGAGACACCCGTATTTGATGCAGATTGTATATATCATCAAATACAGATTGAAGAATTGGAGGAAATAATTGAAAACAGTATATGTCAGAACAAAGACAAAAGACGAGGCAAGAAAGAGAGCGGAGTGGCTCTATATGATATTAAGGGATTGCACTCCGGTTATTGCAGATTTGCACACATCAAAAGCACAGGTTGTGACTGAATCAATGGTTATCAAGTATGTTCCGGAAAACTACACAATGGACGGAATACGATGCGACATTGCAATCGGGTTCGGGCAATTAGGAAAAATCATCGCAACAGAGAACACCTGTGACAATTTGATGGACGAAAGAGAACTTGCAAAGTATATCGTTGACAATGAAACGATTTCAGAAAATGAAAATATCGAATGCAGGAGGTAAAAATCAATGAATGACATCAAAAGAGGCGAAATGTTCTATATCAGCAGAGGGGGGGCATCCTACAACGGGAGCGAACAACACGCAGACCGTCCGGCGGTAGTGGTTAGCAACAACAAGAACAATGAGAACAGCAATGTTGTTGAGGTTGTATATATGACTACACAGCCAAAAACAGACCTCCCGACACATGTGACAATAAGGTCAACAGGCAGAATCAGCACGGTATTGTGTGAGCAGGTTTATTCGGTATCAACGGAACGCATCGGAACATATATCGGAGAGGCGACAGACAAGGAAATGGAGAATATCGACATTGCTCTCATGATTTCCTTGCAGTTGGATAATGGCATCAAGACAGCAAAAGAGTATTACAAGACCATCAAGGAGCAGCAGGAGGAAATCGACAGTCTCAAGAAAGAAATTGAGATGTTGCAGCAGGAGCATGAGGACACAATCGCAGAGATTGAACAGGATGCAGCAGTCTATGTTGAGGAAAACAAGAAGATTGCAAACATGACACAGACAGAGGACACAATCAGATTGCAGACTGAAAGAGACACATACAAGACCATGTATGAACAGTTACTCAACAGATTAGTGAATGGAGGAGCAGCATGAACAAAAGCGAGTTAAAGGCAATATTTATCAATGCAAAGGCAACAGATGCAAAATACATCGGCGTGAGCATTCAGACAGAGGGCAGCAGTCAACCGGAAATCATCATCAATCCGAATCCGAATTTTGATGCGAAATTTGACTACTACATGGAGGCATACGACGACGATTTGATTCTGATTGCAGCAAAGGGCAAAAAGGACATCAGAATCACGGCAGCAGGGCAAGGAAACCGTTTCGAGGATATTGAATGTCAGCTATTAGGAGAGCGGGGCAAGGGTTGGAAAGAACTCATTGCAGGAGCGGTTGACAATGCGTATGAGAAAATGATTGCAACCACACCTCCAACGACAGAGGAGGAACAGACCAATTGTGAAATGATAAAAGAGGCAGTCAAGGGAATGTTCATCAATGAGAGCAGGACGGCAGCAGAGGCAGAGTTCATCAAGACACACATTGTCGACTATGAGAAAATATTCGATGTGTGCATGAATGGTGATGACCTTGAGTTCAAAAAAGGACTTGTCAGATTGCAGAAAATGCAAAATGAATATGTTATGCAGCGGGAAAATGACTGATAGAGAAAAAGAGGCGTTCATCGGCGGGATAGAATTTGCGAGAGACTGGAATCTCGACATCCCGCCGGATGATTTGCGTTTATACGAGAGATTGATTCAAGAAAGGACAAAAAAAGAGAATGAACAAAGTCATATTGATGGGTAGGCTCACGAGAGACCCGAATGTCAGATACACACAGCAGAACAGTTCACAGGAATCCATGTGCGTGGCACGGTACACACTGGCGGTCGACCGCAGAGGTGCAAGAGACGGGCAGCAGTCAGCGGATTTTATATCTTGCGTCGCATTCGGCAAAAATGGCGAATTTGCAGAGAAGTATTTGAAACAGGGAACGAAAATTGCAGCAACAGGCAGGATTCAGACAGGCTCATACACCAACAGAGACGGTCAAAAGGTATATACGACCGACGTTGTGATTGAGGAACAGGAATTTGCGGAAAGCAAGAGGGCAGCAGGAGAACAGGCAGAAAATGCCGGATATTCAGACGCAGGAGACGGATTCATGAACATTCCGGACGATGTCGACGGCGAATTGCCTTTTATGTAAGCGAAAAGGAGGGTTGTGATAATATGGGAATCTTAAAAGGCATAATTGACCGATTTCGGGCGATGGGAAAATCAGAAAAAGAGATTTCGGGCATTATCGAGACGGCAGCAGACAAAGCGACCGCAAATCCGGATGTCACGAAACCGGAAAAACCGAAAAAACCGGAAATTAAGATTGAAACAACAGCAGAGGCGTTCGTTGAGGCAGTCTTGCGAACAGGAACGACTTTGCAACAGGCAAAAACGGCAATTTTGAAAATGAGCAGTTTGAGAGATGCGGAAAACCGCAAAAACACGAATAACTGGCGTAAAATGCACGGTCTGCCTATGAGAAGAAAGCAGAAAGCGAGGAAAAAGCATGAAAGAGGAAAAGGAGCAGACGGTCATTGAAAAAACCTTGCTATATCTTGAAAATTATCGTGAAATGGAACGATATATCAATGAGGCAGTATCAGAGACCTCTCAAGTGCCGGATATAGGCAAATACAACATATCAGCAGAAAAGGCGTTCCTGCAATCGGTCAGAGAGTGCCGTGCAGAGACGGTCATTCTGTTTGAACACTTGAAAAAGGCTCTTGCATCGCTCAAGGAAGATGCAGAGGCAGCAGGCGAGGGGTACAAATACGACGCTCTTGAGGCGGTCTATATAAAGGGCATGTCATACGAGGATATAGTGAGGGAGACAGGATGCGGACGCAACTCACCGAAAAAGTGGTGCAGGGTGATGATTCAGCGGTTGTCAATCAAGTTATTCGGTGCAAAAGCGATTGAAAATGATAAAAACGGAGTGAAAACAGGGTGAAATGAGGGTGAAAACAGGGGTAAAAAGTGGGTGAACAAAAGACAAAATAAACGTGATAATATGTTAGCGTGAACAGTTGAGACGAGCGATTGCAGATATGCAGTCGCTTTTTTCTTGCCTGTTTGCCCTCCTGTTATATGCGGGTGGGATATACACAGTCATGTGCATAACTGCCCGCCTCTTGTGGATAACACAGCAGGAGAACACAGCAAGAGAGGAGAACACAGATGCTATTGAAATCATGCAGGTGTGGGAAGTTGATTCCGCAGTCAATGAAGATGTGCGAGGAATGTGAACAACGGCAACAGTCGAGACACATGATATATAACAACACACGGCGAGACGAGAGAGCAGCAGAGTTCTATGTATCAAAGGAATGGCGGGCGATGCGAGAGCGTATCATTGAGGTCTATGACAACGTAGATATATATGCATTATATGTCGAGCATGAGTTGCTCACATGCAATCCGGTTCACCATATCATTGAACTTGAGGACGACTGGGAACAGCGTTTGAATCCGTTCAACCTCATACCTCTCAACCATAAGACACACAACACAATCACTGCTTTATATAAGCAGAGCAATGCAAGCATGAAAGCAACACAGACACAGTTGAGGTCGCTGATTGATTACCATTTCAAAGAGGCAGGGGGATATGAAAAAGTTTTATGTGACCGTTTCTTAGTCGCACCCCCTCTTTTCTTTGGAGAAAACTCCCCACGAGAAAATCAAGACACAGGGGAGTGACGAAAAGGTGTCAGAATGTGACACGAAACTCGTGAACACTGGACGGAAAGGGGGTTGATGCTGCATGGCAGGACAGAGACAACCGACCGATTTGGTGGTCATGAAAGGAAAAAAACACCTCACAAAAGCAGAGATTGAGGCGAGAAAAAATGCGGAGGTGGTCGCCCCAAACGACAAAGTCAAGCCTCCGGCATATTTGACACCGGAACAAAAGAAGAAATTCCGGAAATTGTCAAAAGAACTGCTTGCAATCAAACTCATTGCGAACGTGGATTGTGATGCACTGGCGAGATTACTGATTGCACAAGACCAATACATCGAGATAACGGACAAAATCAGAGAAACTCCGTTGATGGTCGATGTTCCGGTCTATGAGATGCGAGAGAATCCGGACACAGGAGAACAGGAACGTGTACAGGTCGGAACACGGGAGGTTGTGAACGGTGAGAGGGAGCGTCTCATGATTATACAAGACCGCTGCATGAAACAATGTCGGCAGGGGGCATCGGATTTCGGAATGACGGTCAGCAGTCGGTGTCGGTTGGTAGTTCCGAAAGCAAAGGAAACAAAACCGGAGAACAAATTCGCCAAGTATGCGAGTTCATAAATGGCAGCAGGGGCAACAGTGACCGACCGTTGCACACAATACGCTCTTGATGTCGTTGCAGGTGTCATCATTGCAGGTGAATATGTCAGACTGGCATGTCAAAGGCATCTTGACGACCTCGAAAAAGCGAAAGCAGCACCATACAAATATTATTTCGACGTTGAAAAGTCCGAGGAAATCATCAATTTTGCGGAAGAATTGACAATCGCAGAGGGTGACGAACAGGAAAATGTGACAGCGTACCCGTTCCAGTGTTTCATTTTAGGGTCTCTGAATGGGTGGAGGACAAAAGAAAAGGGTCACAGACGGTTCAGAACGTCCTATGTACAGTTAGGCAGACAGAACGGAAAGTCGTTCATCAATGGTATTTTAGCGTGTTACTATGGCAATTTTGACGGGTACAAATACGGAAAAATCTTTTGTACTGCGACAAAACAAGACCAAGCGAACGTTGTTTTTGATGAAATTGTAAAATTCATCAATTCAGACGAGGATTTGTCGGAGTGGTTCAAGGTGCATGAGCATAATCACACGATAGATTGTCTCTGTACACATTCGAAAATCAAGGCATTATCCGGAGACACCAAGTCACTGGACGGACACCGTGCATATTTGGGAATCGTTGACGAATACCACGCTCACAAGACAAATCAGATGTACAAACTGCTTGAGGGAGGTATCAAGAAATTAAAATCCGCACTGATCTCCGTCATAACGACAGCGGGGTTCGATTTGAAATCGCCTTGCTACAAGTTATATGAGTATTGCTGCAATCTGCTGAAAGGTGTGTTTGAGAACGACAGTCAGTTCGTGTATATAGCACAGTTGGACACAGCGGATGACCTATACAAAAAGGAGAACTGGATAAAAGCAAACCCGATTCTCGAATATGACGAGGATGCACTGGAGAATCTCGTTCCGGTTGCGAATACTGCCCGTGATATGGGCGGGGAGGATTTGCGAGATTTCCTCGTTAAGCAGTTAAACATGTGGATGCAGTGGTCAAACGCACTGTACATCAAGGACATTAAAGACTGGAAACGATGTGCAGCATTGCGAACGCTCAAGGATTTCAGAGGCTCAAAATGCTATGTCGGAGTTGACCTGTCGTCCGGAGGCGACTTGACATCCATCGCAATCGTCATCCCGTACATGGTTGACGGTGTGAAAAAGTATTTTGTGCATACTCACTCATTCATACCTGCGAGCAGAGTGGACGAGCATATCAAGACGGACAAAGTTCCGTATGATGTATGGATTTCAAAAGGTCTCGTGACAGTCACGGAGACACTGGGAGGAATAAAGACAGATTACAAGTACATCATCAAGTACCTTGAGGATTTAATCAAACAGAATGATTTGAAACCTCAACTTGTGTGTTATGACCCACACAACGCATCTGCGTTCCTGTCAGACCTTGAGGCACTGGGATTCGATTCTGTGGCAATTACACAGACAGCAAAGGAACTCAATGACGCAACAGTTGATTTCAGACTGGAGATAAAAGCAGGAAACGTCGTGATTGAGGGAACAGAAGTCGGAAAAGGAAAGGTTGTTCCGTTCGATGAACTGCTGACGTGGTCGATTGCAAACGCAAAGACTATCTCGAACAGTTACGGTGAAATCAAAATCGACAAGGCACTCGACGAGGACAGAATCGACCCGATTGACGCAATCATTGACGCATGGAAAGCAGCAATGAAAGAGGAGTATAAGCCGGACACAAATGAGGTTGTGAATGAATGGCTTGAAATGTATGAGAAATACATGGGGAAAGGCGGTGAGAAAGAATGAACCCATTTAGAAAAATAGCAAACAGTTTGATGAACTGGTGGAAAGGTGAAACTGCACCGGAGGTCAGTGATTCAACGGAACTGACAGGCGGGGTGATGACGCTCAACTCACCGTCATTCCTTGAGAGTATGGGTTTGAGCAGGAGGAGAAAGACAACATCAGAGGTGACATATTTCACATGTCTCAAGATGCTGTCGGAAACTCTTGCGAAAATGCCTATCAAATATTATCAGAGAACGGACAAAGGAATCATTGAGGCAGAACAGACGGACACGTCGAGACTGCTGACCAAGAGACCGAACCCGTTCATGACACCGACGGTATTTTGGAACACAGTGGAAATCAACCGCAATCACTACGGGAACGCTTATGTGTACATGAGAAAGAAATTCATCCGGAAGAAATACGGAGGAGAGGTCAAAATTCTTGACCTGTGGGTGATGCAGTCGAATTGTGTTCAGATTGTTGTGGATGATGCAGGCATATTCGCAGGAAAAGGACGCTTGTGGTATGTCTACACAGACCCGACATCCGGAAGTCAGTATGTATTTGACACGAGTGAGGTCATGCACTTCAAAACATCATTCAGTTTTGACGGTGTGACAGGTTTACCAGTGCAGCAGATTCTCCGTGACACAATCTCCGGAGCATCGGCATCACAGAGGTACATGAACAGCTTGTATGAAAGCGGATTGACAGCGAAAGCGACGCTTGAATACACGGGAGAGTTGAATGATAAAGCAAAAGAGGCACTCGTGAAATCGTTTGAGGATTTCGGCAGCGGAGCGAGAAACACAGGAAAAATCATCCCCGTACCTTTAGGGATGAAATTGACACCTCTTGACATCAAGCTGTCGGATTCACAATTTTTTGAGTTAAAAAAATACACTGCATTGCAGATCGCAGCAGCGTTCGGTGTGAAACCGAATCAAATCAACGACTATTCAAAGTCATCCTATGCGAACAGCGAATTGCAGCAGTTGTCATTTTATGTTGACACCGAGTTGTTTGTTATAAAGCAGTACGAGGAGGAAATCAACTACAAAACGCTGACAGACGAGGAACAGGATGACGGTTTTTATTACAAATATAACGAAAAAGTTCTTTTCCGAACGGATTCAAAGACACAAATGGAATATCTGAAAAATGGTGTCAGTGGCTCAATTATGAAACCGAATGAGGCACGACGTAAACTTGACCTGCCCGATGGAGAGGGTGGCGACACATTACTTGCGAATGGCAGTATCGTTCCGCTAACAATGGCGGGAGCAGCATATTTGAAAGGTGCATCCGAACCGGATGAAACCGAGAAACCGGAGCAACCGGAAGAAACAGAGCCGGACACAGAGCAGCCGGACACAGACCAACCGGACGAAACCGACGAGGCAGAGGACGAGGATGAACAGGAGGGAGGTGAATAATCATGGCAAAGAAAAGACGTTTTGATTTCACAAAGAAAAATAAACGCAGCGGAAAAGTTGAAAATGTCGGCTATTTAGATTTAGAGCAGGACGAGGAACAGAGCAGATGTTCCTTGTATTTCTACGGTGACATTGTATCAGCGACATGGGAATCCATGTGGTACGAGGAGGACAGATGTCCGCAGGACATTGCAGATTTTCTCAATCAGTTAGATGGCTACGAGGACATTGACATCTATTTCAATTCCGGTGGCGGGGATGTATTCGCAGGACTGGCAATCTATAACCAGTTGAAACGATACTCCGGACACAAGGTCGGATATGTTGACGGAATGGCAGCATCTATCGCATCAGTCATCATGTTCGCATGTGATGAATTGCATTTTGCAACAGGAGCACAAGCAATGATTCACAAGCCTTTATGTATGGCATGGGGAAACGCAGATGATTTCAAAGAGGTCATCAAACAACTTGATTTATGCGAAGATTCAATTCTTGATGTCTACGAGGAACACATGAAAGAGGGTGTGACAAGAGACAAAATCAAGTCTTTCATGGCGAAAGAAAAGTGGTTCAGCGGTGCGGAACTGGCAGAGTATTTCGACGTTGAGATTGATGACAAGGCAGCAGTCGCAGCATGTGCATCCGACTATTTTGAAAAATACAGTCACGTTCCGGAGAACATCAAAGGAACGGACACAAAGGACATTGTCAATGCGGTGCTTGCAGAACTGGAGAACAGGAACAACGCAGCAGCAGAGGCAGAGAAACAGAGAATCGAGGCAGAAAAGCAGGATATTCTTGCAGACCTCGACATGTATGGAATTTAAGAAAGAGAGGACATGATTCATGAACAAGGAAATGCAGAAACTGTTGAAAGCAATCAACGACAAAAAGAATGAGGTCAAGAGCCTTGTGAAAGATGGAAAACTCGACAAGGCAAGAGAGGCAAAAGATGAACTCAAAGAGTTACAGGAAAAGTTTGACCTCCTGTTTGATTTGGACGAGGAGGAACATGAGGAGATCGAGGGCAAGGTGGCGACGGGAGCAGCAAAGACCATCGGGGGAAAAGCGGACAAGAAAAACCTCGTGAAAGCGTTCGTCAATATCGTCAAGTGTGGATTCTTAAAGAGAGAACCGGACGAGGGAGATGTCAAGGTGTACAAGGATGCGTTAAGCACAGACACCACAAAGGGAGACGATGATGAAATGGGTATCGGTGTCACCGTTCCGGAGGACATCAGAACAGACATCATCGAGTTAAGACGTTCAGAGGATAATCTGGAGCAGTATGTCAATGTTGAGGGAGTAACCACAAAGAGCGGTTCGAGAAACATTGAGGTCGATGCAGATTCCACCCCGTTTGATAATGTGGACGAGGAGGCAGATTTCCCCGACATGGATGAGCCGAAGTTCAAAAAGATTGTGTATGCAATCAAGAAAAAGGGTGGCATCTTAAAAATCACCGCAGAACTGTTTGAGGACACCGCAGCCAATGTCATGGCATACATCAACAAGTGGATTGCCAAGAAAACAAAGGCGACGAGAAATGCGATGATTCTCAAGGTTGCGGACGAGATGACAAAGGGGAAAGAGGTTGTGATTTCCACAATCGACAGTCTCAAGGACGTGTTCAACGTGGGTCTCGACCCTGCTATTACAACAGGAGCAATGGTCATCGCAAATCAGAACGGGTACAACTACCTCGACAAGTTAAAGGATAAGGACGGAAAGTATATTTTGCAGCCGAATCCTACACAGCCGACACAGATGATGTTGTTCGGTAAATATCCGATTGTCAAGGTGTCAAACAGGACTGTGAAATCTGAACCTGTGTACTCACCTGCGTTCACAATCTCCGGCAGCAAATTAGCAATCGACGGAACAACCACAGCAATCGACGCATCCGCAACGTCCGACGTGACAGCATGGAAAGTCGTGAAAGGAAAGTATGTTGTAACTTGCAAAGGACAGGAGCAGGAAACGACAGTCGATGCAAAGGTGTCCGCATACAAGCATCCTGTGTATATGGGCGACTTAAAAGAGGCTATCACATTATTTGACAGAAATGTCATCACCATCGACATGAACGACAAGGCAGCAGGTTTGTGGGAGAAAGACATGACCGGAATCAAGGTTCGTGACCGTTTTGACGTGCAGCCTGTTGATGATGGAGCAATCATCAAAGGCAACATCACGGAAGTTGTGCAGGGATAAGAAATGCAGCAGGGCGGGAACACCCGCCCTGTGATTGAAAGAAGGTGAATGAAATGACGGACGAGGAAAAGAAAGAGTATAGAGACAAACTGGTTGAGGACTGCATGAAATACAATCACATCGACTATGACGACGACAAGGACATTGTCGAGACTATGGTTGAGGCGATTGCATCAGAGGAGTTGATGGAACTGATTCCGAATTTCGACCCATACAATTTGACCGCCCGTCAGAGATTGCTTGTATATTCTTTCGTCAAGGAATTGTACGACCACAGGGAGAAGTATCAGAACGGTACACAGCAACTCACAAATGCGGTCTCAACCATGCTACTCAATGAAAAGTATGGAGGGAGCAGTGAATGACCGGACGGGTGAAAATAATCAGAGTGACCACAGAAATCAAGGCGGGCAGGAAAGAACCGACAACAGAGGTGTTTTATGAGTGTTGGTGCGATGTTCAGAGTTTGGGAACAAATGAGAAATACACAGCACTGCAAGCAGGTCTTGAGAACACCATTGTTTTCAAGGTTCGGAATTGCAAGCGGATGAAAGAGGTCAGAAAGAAAATGAAAGAGTTCTATGCAGAGTATGACGGAACACGATTCGACATCTATGACGCATCACCGATGTTCACAGATAACGGATGGGTGCTTGTGAAATGTCGTGCGGTTGCATAGGTGTCACATTCTGACACGGAGGTGAGGACATGAAAATTGACATGGAGTTCAAAGGACTGGAGGAACTGGTGAAAGCGTTTGAAAGTGCTGCATCGGATGAAGATATTGCACAGGTAAATAAAACGATCGCTGAAAAAGGTGAACCAGTTGTACAGAGAATCATGTCCGGAAAAATCCCAAAGTCAAAGGACATCAAAAAAAGTGGGCGAGGGTTCGGTTCAAAATCATCCGTGTCCGCACATGCAGCAGATGAAATCCCTATCGGGAAAGTAAAGGTGAACGGTACGGGAGCGACAGCAGATGTCGGATGGGAAAAGAACACACAGGACGAGGGCGGTCATTTCTACGTCCGTTTTATTAACTGGGGAACGATTTACAGACCGCCACAAGAGTTCATATATGCAACAGGCAGGGAGGCAGATGCAGAACTGCAAAAGATAGCAGAACAGGAATATCAAGCGTATTTAGACAGGACAGTGGGGTGATAAGCATGGACAGCAGTCCGGACATTATAAAAGACGCATCAGACGCACTCAAGCCGATAGAGGACAGAGGAATCACCGTGATGCAGGGGTGGTATGACAAAGACCTCAACAAATGTCATGTGACATTGTGGGATTTGGGCGAAACCGATGACAATTTTTCGGATGATGATGCGGAGGGAGTGACACTTTCCTTGCAAATCACCATTTTCTCAAAGGAGGACGAGGTGGAACTGGCAAGGGAAATCAAGTCTCTCATGAAAGAGAATGGGTTCTCATTCGAGGGGAGAAACGGAGACGATTCAAAACCGGAAGATGGAATCTATATGAAAGCACAGCGATTCACAAAATATTATGAAAGCGAGGAAAAATCATGAGCGAAACAGTAACACAGGTAAATGAAACCACACAGCAGATTGTAAGGAGTAGAACTTGCGGTCTGAAAGATTTCTACATCGCACTGGTGCAGAGCAATACTGCAACAGCATACACAGCCGGAACTCCGGTGAAATTAGCGAGGGCAATCAAAGCGAAAATTGATGAAAAGTGGACAAGTGAGAAAATCTACTCCGACGATAACACCGAGGAGGTCATCACCTCATACGAGGGAACAGATGTCGAACTGGAGATCAATGCTCTTGCACCGCAGGACAGAGTGATTCTGTTCGGGCAGTTGTACGAGAAAGGATTCTTGAGAAAGTCATCTGACGACAGAGCACCGGAGGTCGCTGTCGGATGGAGAGAAAGAAAACTCAACGGGAAATATGAGTTCAAGTGGCTTTATGTCGGAAAGTTTGCAGAGGGTATCAGCGAGGAGGCAAGCACTAAAGAGGGAAAACTGTCACCTACAACCAAGAGCATCAAGGGCAGTTTCTACGAGCGTAGCATCGACAATCTGTATGAGGTATCTGTTGATGAATCCAACCTTGTAGCAGAGGACACGGATGCAGCAACAGCAATCAAAGACTGGTTCTCAAAAGTGCAGGAAGCACCGGACGCAGCAGCGTAAAACAAGAGAGGATATAACAGGAGGATAATTCAATGAATAGAAAAATTATCGTGAATCATAAAGAGTTCAAAATGGAGAAAATGTCTGCGGACACATACATGGAATATCTCGAACTTGCAGAACAGATTGACGCTGCGACATCCGAGAGAGCGTCAAAAAGATACTCACGACAGGAAATTGAGGCGATGATGTTGTTCATCTGCAAAGCATACGGAAATCAGTTCACGGTTGACGAGTTAAAGGACGCAGAGAGCGGACTGGATGCAGCAGGAATCGTCATCGAGTTCAACATGATTGACATGGGAATCGCAGAGGAAATGAACAAGAGAATGGACAAGATGATGAAAAATTTTCAGAGTGGCAAGTGATTCCGGAAATAACAATCACTTGCAGCACAGGAAAAGTATTCATCAATAACATAACGGTTGAGCAGTACAAGAAATATGCTGCACTCATGGAGAAAAACGGTTCGGACAAAATAACGGATGCACTGTTTTTCAACAAAAGAATTATTCAAGAGATATTCGGAAACAGGATGTCTCTCGATGAACTGGGTGAGGTGGATGTCATTGAATTTCTGACAGCATCAAAGGGGATTCATTTCATCATGCAGGATATTGTTTCCGATGCGTTGCTGAACATTGTCGAGACAGAGCCAATCGAAAGAGAGACATCTGCGTTCGACGAATATGACCGTGAGAATGGGTATGAGGACGAGGAGCAGGAAGAACAGAACACATGGAAGATATGCGGAGAAATCGTTGACCGTGTGACAAAAATTGCGATTCGGCTCATGCGGGAATCATACGGGCAGTGCATGAAAGAAAATATCATTGAACTGCTGAAATATCTGAAATTTGAACTTGAAACGGTGAACGAGAACACATAACACAGAGAGGAGGAGAACCGATGGCACATACAAGCGTGAAGATTTCAGCAAATTCGTCTGATTATCAGTCACAAATGAAATCCGCTGCGTCACAGATGAAAGTGTTATCCAGTGAGTTCAAACTGGCACAGACGCAAGCAAAAGCGTTCGGTTCGGCAGCAGACCAACTCAAGGCGAAAGCCGAGAGCCTCACTCAAAAAATCACTCTGCAAAAGAATATCGTTCAATTAAACAGTGAGCAACAAGCAAAACTCACACAGAAACTTTCAGACCAAAAGACAAAGCAGGAGGAATTGAAAACAAAGGTCGAGGCAGCAAAGAAAGCCTATGAGGATTCAACAAAGGCGACCGGAGCAAATTCAGAGCAGTCAAAGGCACTGAAAGAGGAACTCGACAAACTGGAGCAGGAATTTAAGGCAAACGAGACAGCAATCGGAAAGACGGAGACTGCTCTTGCAAATCAGACCACAAAGACGAACGCATCAAAAGCATCACTCGTCGAGATGGAATCTGAACTCGAAAAAGTAAACAAGGAACTGAAAAATCATAAACTGAATGAATTTGCAAGCGGTTGTGACAAAGCAGGACAAAAGATGGAGAGTTTCGGAAAGAAAATGTCCGTCGTTTCTGCGGGAATTGCTGCAATAGGAGCAGCATCAATCGCAGCGTTCAAGGAACTCGACGAGGGATATGACACGATAGTGACAAAGACCGGAGCGACCGGAGAGGCACTGGAGGGATTGACCGCATCTGCGGACAATGTTTTCGGAAGTATGCCGGAGGACATGTCAACGGTCGGAGAGGCTATCGGTGAAGTAAACACGAGATTTCATTCGACAGGAGAGGAACTGGAGAGCCTGTCAACGCAATTCATTCAGTTTTCGAGCATAAACGGAACGAATGTGACACAGTCTGTTGACCAAGTGGACAAAATCATGAAAGCGTGGAACATAGACACATCACAGACGGGGAATCTGTTGGGATTGCTGACATCAAAAGCACAGGAGACAGGAATTTCCGTTGACAAACTCGAAAGTTATGTACTGGATAACAATTCAGCGTTCAAAGAGATGGGGTTGTCATTACCACAAGCAATCAATTTGATGGCTCAATTCGATGCGAACGGTGTTGATTCTACGACAGCACTGGCAGGACTGAAAAAGGCATTGCAGAACGCAACAGCCGAGGGAAAGTCGATGGATGTCGCACTGGAGGAGACAATCGGCAGCATTAAGAACGCAAAGACGGACACAGAGGCTTTACAGATTGCGACAGAACTGTTCGGAAAAAAGGGTGCTGCTGAAATGGCGACAGCAATCCGAGAGAACAGAATTGACCTCACAAGCCTGTCATCCTCAATGTCGGAATATGGAACGACGGTCGAGGACACATACAACGGAACACTCGACCCGATTGATAATGCAACAATAGCGATGAACAATGCAAAACTGGCATTGTCAACACTGGCGACAACAGCACAGACCGCAGCAGCACCAGTCATCGAAAAGGTGACGACAAAGATTCAAGAACTGACAAAGTGGTTCACCTCTCTTGACGAGGGGCAACAGCAGACAATCATCAAGGTCGGTCTTGTGGTGGCTGCGGTGGGTCCTTTAGCAATCGGATTCGGAAAAGTAGCACAGGGAATATCGACGACGGTGAAAACAGGTCAACAGTTTGCATCGTTTGTCGGAGGAATCATCGCAAAGATAACAGCCAAGACAGCAGCAACCGCAGCAGGAACAGCGGCAGACACAGCAGGGGCAGCAGCGGAGGCAGCACATACCGCAGCAACAGCGACAGCGACCGGAGTGACTGGAGGAATGACGGTGGCACAGACCGCCCTCAATGCAGTCATGAATCTGTGTCCGATTATTTTAATTGTGACACTGATTGCAGGACTGATCGCAGCAGGAATCGCTTTATATAAAAACTGGGATAAGGTCAAAGAAAAATTATCCGAGTTGTGGAGTAACGTCAAGGAGAAATTCAACGCAATCAAGGAAACCATAACGGGAGCGTTCTCGAAAGCAAAAGAGGCGGTCACGAATAAGGTGAACGAGATAAAAGATTCGGTTGCGAATAGTGCAGTCGGACAAGCAGCGACAAAGACGTTTTCAGCGGTGAAAAATACTGTCACAAAGTTCATGGGGGCAGCAGTTGACACCGCAAAGGAGAAACTGGGGAACATGAAAACCGCCTATGAGGAAAACGGGGGCGGTATTAAAGGAGTAGTTGCAGCAGGATGGGAGGGAATCAAAGGCTATTACACAGCCGGATTCACGTTCGTTGATAATCTGTCGGGAGGAAAACTGACAGAAATCAAGACAAAATTCTCCGAAAAGACATCGGAAATCAAGACGAAAGTCTCCGAGGGTTGGGAGAATATGAAAACGACGGTCACATCCAAGATGACCGAGTGGAAAACAAACGCATCAAATAAACTGACGGAAATCAGAACCGATTTCACGACGAAGATTTCCGGAATACAGTCCTATGTGTCAACCGGATGGTCTCACATGAAATCGACGATTTCAACGACGATGCAGCAGTGGAACACAGATGCGAGCAACAAACTCCTGTCACTCAAGAACGATTTTACAAACAAGGTCGAGAGCGTAAAACAGGGATGGTCAACGAGGTTTACAAACATCAAGGACACAGCGACGAATCTCATGGAGACCGCAAAGACCAATGTTTCCACAAAACTGGAAAATATGAAATCTGCCTATAACGAAAAAGGCGGGGGCATGAAAGGAATTGTGTCGGCTACATTCACGGGCATCAAGGACACGATGAACTCACTCATGTCCACAGCGAACACGTTGACAGGTGGAAAACTCGACAGCATTAAGTCATCTTTCTCGACAAAATTGAACGGTGCTCTTTCAACGGTCGGTTCAGTCATGGAGAGCATACGAGCAAAATTCAGCGAAAAGATGGAATCCGCAAAGACAGCGGTCTCAAATGCTATCGACAGAATCAAGGGATTTTTCAATTTTGAGTGGTCATTGCCACATTTGAAAATGCCACATTTTAGTATATCCGGTTCGTTCAGTCTGAACCCTCCATCTGTACCGTCATTCGGTGTTGAATGGTACAAAACAGGAGGAATCATGACAAGTCCGACAGTGTTCGGAATGAATGGAACGAGGCTCATGGTCGGAGGAGAGGCAGGAGCAGAGGCAATCTTGCCACTTGCAGAGTTCTACACAGAATTGAACTCAATGCTTGACCGAAAGCTGAAAGCGATCAATCAGAATGTGAACGCTTTTATCGAGGTTCACAACTATATTGACGGAGACGAAGTGGCAAGCAGAACGACCGAAAAGGTCAGTGATAATCTTGCAATAGCAACAAAAAAACGGAGGTGAGGACATGAAAATTGACAGCATAGACATTCGGTCATTCGATGCAAAGCAGTTGACAGTTGATTTCGAGCCTCCACAGACGGGGGTGACGGTGGAGATGTTCGACGGGGCATTGATACCGTCGGAATCCGAAACATACACACCATTGTCCGGACTGACAGTGACAGTCCTGTTCAGAGGAAAAGACAGAGACGAGGTTCAAAAACATGTCAGTGATTTCAATGCAGAGTTGCAGAAAGGTGTTGTCCTTACACTGGACGGGTACAGTCGCCATTTTAAGGCATATATGACGGGGAACTCGTTGAGCAAGACAATAACGAAAACACGGTACACAGCAGAGTTCAAATTCACGGGGTATTGGTTCAGCGACGAAGTGAGTTTGAACTGGCAGGGAGCGTATGAGGCAATATTTGAGGCACAGGGAAACAGGGCGACACCGTGCAGACTGACAATCACAGCAACGGAGTACATTGAGCAGTTAAGAATCAACGGTCTTTCCTGCGGTGAAATTATTATCGACACGATTCCGAGAGGAGCAACCGTCATCATTGACGGAGAAACAGGATTCGCAACGATGGACGGAGAGAACAAGTTCAAGGATGTGTCATTGATGGAATTTCCGTATCTCACAACAGGGCAGGAAAAGGAACATCATCTCATTTTCTCTGACAATAACGCACTTGTCACATTGCAGTATAAACCTATGTGGTTATAGGAGGCGGTCAGATGGATTTGTACAATGATTCACACGAAAAGGTGTGTATTTTATCCGGAATAAAAGAAACGTGCATCACAAGCACTCTCAAGACTGGAGATAAGGAAATCACATTCGAGTTCCGAAAGACAAACAGGTATGCAGCGGACATCAAAGAGGAGGGATATATCAGAACCGACACGGACGAATTTGTTATCAAGCAGGTCGAGCCGAGCGGGGAATGGTACAAATGCACCGGAACATTGAACGTCGAGGAACTGGAGGGCAAACAATATCCGCAGGGATTCGAGACTGTGGAAAAGACGGTCGATGAATGTCTAACAGAGGCAATCGACGGAACTGGATGGAAAGTCATCCGGTGCGATGTTTCCAAAAAGAGAACAATCCGGATAGAGCAGAACTGTTCTGCATGGGATGTCGCTCAACAGGCAATTACAACGTATAGATGCGAGATGGTGTTCGATTCTCTGAACAAGGGAATTTCGGTATATGAGAAATACGGAGAGGACAGAGGAGCATATTTCATTGAACGTCTGAACCTCAAGCGGTTGCAGGTGCAGTCAAACTCATACGACTTTGCAACAAGGCTCATTCCGATAGGGAAAGATGGATTGATGCTGAATATCGACGGGAAAAATTATGTTGAGAATCACCAGTATTCAAAGAAAGTGAAAACGATGACGTGGAAAGATGAAAGATACACGGATGCGGAATCACTGAAAGAGGATGCGGAGGCGAAACTGGACGAACTTTCCAAACCATACAGGTCGTACACAGCAGAAATCATCAATCTTGTTGAGGCAGTGCAGGACGAGGAGAAAAAAGAACAGTACAAAGAGGTGCTCAGTATAGCACTGGGAGACACGGTGCTGCTGATCTCCAAGTCAACGGGAATCCGTGAGAGCCACAGGATTGTGAAATTCTATGAATACCCGTTGACGAAAGAAAAGAACAAGGTCGAACTGGCAAACACAAGACTGTCATTCGAGGAGGTTCAGAGAACCGAGCAAGAATTGTCATGAGGAGGTGAGAAAATTGGAAATCATTAGACACATCAAAGTGGATTTGTATGGAGACACACAGCATTTTGCAGTTGCAGCGAAACAGATGGATATGGGAACACGGTACATCGGAGTGACGCTCATGGAGGACGGTGTCGTGTATGAGATACCGGACAATGTGGAGGTCATTATCAACATGACCAAACCGGACAAGACACACGTTCACAACGATGGAGAAAAGTCCGGAAATGAGGCTCTCATTCCTCTCACAAGAGGCATGTTGCAGGTTCACGGAACAGCGTTGTGTGAGGTGCAGTTGTATCAAAATGGTGCATTGCTGACAAGTGCGACGTTTGAGATGGAGATTTTTCCGTCACAGCGGGATGAATCGGAAATCATTCACTCCGGAGAATATACAAGACTGGAGAACACCATTGCAGCAGCGAGAGAGGCTCTGCAAATCGCACAGGACACACAGAACACCATTGATGCAGCAGAGGCGGTCAGACAGGCACAGGAGCGGTTGAGAGAGGCTGCTGAAAAGGCAAGAGAAATCAAAGAGAGCCGGAGAGAGGATGACACCGCAAAGGCGATTGCAAAATGTGTCGAGGCGATGGAGGCAGCAATCGAGCAGACAAAGAAATGTCTGACAGCGACCGAGGAGGCAAACAAAATCATCATCAGTCAGTCCGGTCTTGATGCGATACTGGAAGCAGTCAAAGACTATTATGAACGCATCAGAGAACTTGAGACGGACATCAACATCAATGTGGATGGAGGAACACCAAAATCAACCGACCTCCTGCTTGTCAAGGGAGGAACACCGTTCACGACCGATTATGACAAGTACATCGCAGGAACGTCACACACAATTTGAGAAAGAGGTGAAAAAGAATGGCAACAGCAACAATCACTCTGAAAAAGGGAACGACCGCAGAGTGGACGGAGAGCAAGAGGGTTCTCGATGATGGAGAACTGGGTCTCGAAACCACGACAAGCGGTCACAGAATCATCCGAATCGGTAACGGTTCGACCGAGTTCATGAGCCTCCCTGTCGCATTTGACATCGAGGAGGTCAGAGAAATCAAGACCGGAATGGACGAAGATGCAAAAACGTACTATGACGACATGGTCAAAAAGGGAACGGAGTTGCTTGCAGAAATGAAAGCACTGGCAACGACTGTCGAACTGGAGGACGATGCGACACAAATCAAGTATCGAATGGGTATCTCAAACGGTACGTTGTATTTTGAGGAAATCACAAAGGAGGCAAGTGAATAATGGCAGCAGGTGACAGAATATTCATGGCGAAAGAATCCACGTCGCAGGAGATTCTTTCCAACACAAAGAAAATTATCGAGGACGCAAAAGCAAAACCGAAAAGATACGGAATGAGAATCAACCTCCTCGACAGCAATCCGGCAACCCGTGTCAAATATCTTTATGATGCGGTTGGAATGACACCCGCAGGAATGAATTTCGCAGGAGGCGGGTTCGATTATGGAGACTGGGGAGATATTTGGTTCGTAAAGAAAAACCGTCCGGTCATGGTAAGAACTGACGGAACGGTTGACTATGAACTGAATCATGAAAACCATGCTCTCAAGCTGAACGGAGGAGCATCGGACATCACAAAAACATCATACGGTGGAAATGCAATGTCCGAGATTCCTCTGATTTGGGTCAAGAGATGGACACAGAACAATTATCATTTTGTTGTGTTCTGTGAGGAGCAGTACGATGACACATACAAAGCATACGCACACACCGACGCAGACGGAAATGTCCTGCCTGTGACATATTTCCCGATGTACGAGGGTTCGGTTGTCAACAACAGGATGCGTTCACTCTCCGGTCTCACACCGACAGCGTCCATGACAGACGAGCAGGAGACGACCGCAGCAAAGCAGAACGGTGACAGATGGGATAAACAGTCATTTTCTGAAATCAACCTCATGTATGAAATGTGTACGATGATTACATGCAGCACCAACTCACAAGGCAAGTTTGGAAACGGAAACAGTCAGTCCGACAATTTCTTGCAGACCGGAACACTCAACGGAAAAGGACAGTTTTTCGGTTATACATCGACCACACAGGCAGTCAAAGTATTTTACTGCGAGAACTTCTTTGCGAACTACTGGAAACGTTTGAGAGGTCTGCTGCTTATCAACGGAGTGTATCATGTGAAAGCAGTTCCTCCGTACAACTCAACAGGTGCGGGGTATACAAACACAGGACTGACACCGTCCGGAACATCCGGAGGCTACTGTTCAAGAATGGAAATGGCATCCGACATCGGAAGAATCTCGACCGTTGCATCCGGAAGTGAGACCACATACGAATGTGATGGGTTATGGTTCAACAATACGATCGTTGCAGTTGCCCTGTTCGGTGGCTACCGTGGCAACGGGTCGAAGTGCGGTTTGTCGTGCTGGTATGTGCACAACCCTGCGACGCTCGTGATCCCGAACGTCGTGGCGAGCCTTTCTTGT